TTAGAACACCAACTCAAACTAAAAGGAATGTCTGTAGTTGAGAGCTGGATAGTAGAAGGGGAGAATGACAAATCTAAAAACTATGGTTTAGATATGCCTGAGGGGACATGGATGGTAGCAATGAAAGTTTTAGATGATGAGGTATGGGAAAACTTTGTTAAAACAAAAAAGGTAAAAGGATTTTCTATAGAAGGCTACTTTGCTGATAAGTTAGATTCTCCTCAAGACAGAGGTTTAAAAAGTGAACTTGCTGAATATGAAGATGAGTTGTTAGTAGAAGAACTTAGAGAACTGTTATCTGCAAAGAGAGTAGCTCTGGTAAGTTATAATGACTATCCTGACTCTGCTGTAAACAATGCAAAAAAAGCCATTGAGTACAACAAAGAGGTAGGAAACAAATGCATGACTCAGGTAGGTAAAGTAAGAGCAAGACAGATAAGTAAAAAATCAAAACTCTCCGAACAGGTTTTAGTAAGAGTTAGGTCATACTTGGAGAGAGCTGAGGTTTATTATGATGAAAAAGACAAGTCTGCTTGTGGTACTATAGCATACTTAGCTTGGGGAGGCTTGTCAATGAAAAGATATGTAAACTCTAAACTAAAATCATTAGGTTATGAAGATTTAGAACAGTTAGAAACTCAAGTGGTAGATGATACATTTGCTATCATAGATGACAGACTTGCTTACAGCTCTGTTGCAAAAGCAATAGAAATATCCAAAGACTTAGGTTGTCAAGGTTTCCATGTCCATGAGTTAGAAGATAAAAAGTGGTATATGCCATGTGAGCAGCATAGTGTAAACATGAGATATAAATGTCCAAAGGGATATAAAAAAGACTACAAAAAGCATAAGTGTGTAAAGATGACAGCAGAAGAACTTGCTGAGATAGGTCCAAGAGGAGGTATTAGAAAGAGTCCAAAAGCACCAAAGTCTGGAACACCAAACCCAAATCCAAAAGGTAAAGGCACAGCAAAAGGAGATGCTTCTACTTCAAGGGGTGCAAAGGTATCTCAAAAAGATTTAGCAGCCTTACAGAAAAAAGCAGATGACTTTAATGAAAGATACAAAAAGAAGTTAGGATATGGTACTACAGTAGGACAACTTAAAGCAGTATTTCAAAGAGGACTTGGAGCTTTTAACACTTCAAGAAGTCCAAGAATTAAATCTCCAACTGCTTGGGCACAAGCAAGAGTAAATGCTTACTTGTATTTAATTAGAAATGGCAGACCACAAAATCCTAAATATACAGGAGACTTTGATTTGTTACCTGCTAAACACCCTAAATCTAACAAGAAATGAAAAAGTATAAAAAAACACCAAGCAGAACAAGTCCAACAGGAGATAGTAGACCATGTTTATGTCCAGATGGTACTTATGCAACAAAGTGCTGTGATGGTAGCTTAGAGGCTCAGGGTATTGGTGCTTTAAGTGGTGGCTCAGTTGCTACCATAAATGGAGTAAGTAGAACAGGTTAAAAATATAACAAACTCTTAATAATTTAATTATATATAAAAGCATAAAGTATGAAACCCTCAGTACAAAAGATAATAAATAAACTACCAAAAGAAAAGGTAGACTTAGCAACTCAAAAAGTTGATTTAGGTTTGTATGATGAAATAAAACAATTAGACCAAAAGGATGCAGATTTAGATGCAAGATTTGCTAAAACAGGTTCTAAAATAGAGGCAGAATGTAAAGTTTTTTTAAGAGATTTAAATAGTTACTTGCAAAATAATGATGCTAAAAGAAAAGCAATTAGAAAAATATTAGAAGAAAAGAGAAGAATAGAAGATGAGTTAGGAGTTACAGTAAGAATACCAAGTAGTGTTAAAGATGAAGATGGTAGTGCTGTATCACAAGTAAGAACAATGATTAGTACAGTACAAAGATTTATTTCAGATTTAAAAAGTATTTAAAAATCTAACAAAAAATTAATTATTTATTATATATGTATGAAAGCACTTGATATTATAAACAAAGTAAAAGACCTTGTTGGAGTAGAACTCCAAGAGGAAGTAAAATTAGCTCAAGCTACTTTAGAAAATGGAACTGTAATAGAGGCAGAAAACTTTAGCGAAGGTAATGAGGTATTCATTGTAACAGAAGATGAAAAAGTACCTTTGCCTGTTGGAGAGTATACCCTTGAAGATGGTGAAGTTTTAATGATTAAAGAAGAAGGAGTAATAGACTCAGTAGGTGCAAAGGAAGAAGAAAAAGAAGAAGCCTCTGAGGAATTAAAAGAAGAACCTCAAGATGATGTTCAAGAACAGAACTTAGAGGAGGATAAAGAAGAAATGAAATACGCAACTAAGACTGAGCTTGAAGAAGTAAAGAAATTAGTTGAGGAAGTAAAAGAGATGGTAAAAGCAATGGACACTAAAAAAGAAGAAAAAATGTCTGCTGTTCAAGAGCCGCCTCAAAAGGTTACTCATTCTCCTGAAAATGAAGTGAAAAAGGAAAGAACCCTGTTAGAAAGTAGAAGAAATGAAACTACTTATGACAGAGTTCTAAGAAGAATTAATAATTTATAATAAGATGAAAAGAAAAGTAGATTTAAGTACAACAACTTCTTTGACCACAACTTATGCTGGGGAGTTTGCAGGACAATATATTAGTGCTGCTTTGCTTTCAGGAAAGACTTTGGGAGAAGAACTTATTACAATCAAGCCTAATATTGCTTTAAAAGAAGTAATAAAAAAGGTTTCAACTAATGACATTGTAAAAAATGCAAGTTGTGATTTTGACCCAACAAGCACAATTACATTGACTGAGCGAATTTTAGAGCCAGAGGAGTTTCAAGTAAACTTACAGCTTTGTGTAAAAGATTTTATTTCAGATTTTGAGGCTGCTGAAATGGGTGTAGGTCCAATGAACAGAACTTTACCTCCTAAATTTTCAGATTTCTTAATTGCTCATGCAGCAGATAAGGTAGCTCAGAAATTAGAGCAGAACATTTGGAATGGTACAAATGCAACATCAGGAGAGTTTGATGGTTTCAAAACTACACTTCTTGCAGATTCAGATGTAGTAGATGTTTCAGGAACAAGCTCAACAGCTTCAAATATTATTACAGAATTAGGTAAAATTGCTGATGCAATTCCTTCTGCTGTCTATGGAAATGAAGATGTTATTATTTATCTTCCAAGCAATATGTACAGAAACTACATTAGAGCTTTAGGTGGATTTGGAGCATCAGGTTTAGGAGCTGCTGGTTATGAAAGCAGAGGAACAAACCAAGACATTCAGCCTACCTTCTTTGATGGTATTAAGGTTGTTAATGTAAGTGGTTTAGCAAGTGATACAGCAGTAGCTGCTCAGAAAAGCAACCTATTTTTTGGTACAGGTCTTTTATCAGACAACCAAGAAGTAAAGGTTATTGACATGAGAGACATAGATGGAAGCCAAAATGTAAGAGTAGTAATGCGATTTACAGCAGGTATTCAACATGGAATTGGTTCTGACATTGTATTATATTCATAATTTTTAAAATATAGATAGATGAGTACAACAATAACACATAGTAATGATGTTGAAAGACAAGTAGAAAAGTACCAAGCTATTACCATTGGGGAAACTTACACAATGGCAGATAGTGGTAAGACAATTAAAGTATCTGGTACAGGTGGAACAGTAACACTTCCAGCTCCAACAGAAGGCTTTAATATTAAATTTGTAACAACAGGAGGATTAACCTCAGCTAATACTGTAATTGCAGGAGGAACTGCTGATGTAATGGAAGGTTCTATTATTGTAGCAGGAGCTGTAGTAGATGTAGATGCTGCTGACCAACTGAATTTTGTACATACTGCTGATAACTTAGGAGACTTTGTAGAGATTACCTCTGATGGGTCAAACTATTTTGTCTTTGGTAATGCACTTAATTCAGGAGGTATTACAGCAACAGGATAATTATAACAGATGGCTGAAATGCTACCTAATAAATTCAATAAATTATGGCTTGTACGCTTAGTATAGGGAGAAAAGTACCATGTAAAGATGTGGTAGGTGGAATTAAAGGAGTATACTTTTTTGACTTTGGTTCTATAACAGCAGCCTTTGATAGTACAGATACAGATGTAGTTGAGGATTTAGGTGTAGTTACTTGTTTTAATTATGAAGTAAAGGGAAACAGTAGTTTTGAACAGGCTTTTACAAGTTCAAGGGAGAATGGTACAACATTTTTCGAGCAAACTTTAAACTTGACTCTGACTAAGCTGACTGTTCAAGACCATAAAGAGTTAAAACTTTTAACTTTTGGCAGACCTCATGTAGTTGTAGAAGATTATAATGGAAATGCTTTTATCATGGGTCTTGAGCATGGAGCAGATGTTTCTGGTGGAACAATAGTTACAGGAGCTGCTATGGGAGACCTAAGTGGTTATACACTTACTCTTACAGCACAAGAGCTAAAACCTGCTAACTTCTTAGAAGGAGCAACTTCTGCAAATCCATTTGCTGGAATGACTAATACTGTAACAATTACAGAAGGTACTAACACCTAATAAATCTTAGACCAATAAAGAGGGGAGGCATTTGTCTCCCTTTTTTTATAACAAAATGTTAATAACATAACAAATACAAGTCTTTTTGTTACAAAACTATATTTTTTTGGTTATTGTTAATAAAATGTTTATATTATTGTAAAGATTAAGTTCTTTGACATATTGTAACAATTTTAAAACCTAATCAAAATGAAAAATGATTACACAATTAATTTAAGGCTTCGCAGCAATGGTAGAAATTATGCTGCAAGATGTGAACAAGACATTAGAATTAACGATTTAATATTTCATCATGATATTGAATGGTATGTTTGGGATAGATTAAAACAAGGGTACACAGTTAATTTAGATGTAGAAAGTCTTAAAAACAAAATGTAACATAAAAGGGCAGCAGAGATGTTGCCTTTTTTTTATAACAAAATCAAAACTCTTTTATTATATATATATGATTATTTTACAAGAGAGTAGTTCAGCTCAGAACATAGATTTTATTCCAAGAAGTTTTGTTAGTGGAGGTAGCTATGTAGTTACGATTGATGATGAGCAAACAGGTACAAACATACACAATGCTACAACTACAAGCATTTCAGAAGTTCTGTACTTTAATAGATATAATGCTACCTTTACTACAAAACAAGATAACTTTTATGTCTTAACAATTAAGTCAGGTATTGATGTAGTATTTAAAGACAGAATTTTCTGCACAAACCAGACTGATTACTCTATAAACAATGGAGAGTACCAACAGACAGAAAGTAATAATGATTTCATATTTGCGTAAATGGAAAATGTACATTTAATAAATTTATCAAGCTATAACAGACCTGAGGTAGTAGAGGACAAGAAAAAAGATTATGTTGCCTATGGAGAAGATAACAACTACTATCAATACCTAATAGACAACTTTATAAACTCTACTACAAACAATGCTACAATAAATGGTATTGCTCAGCTTATTTATGGCAAAGGTATAGATGCCTTAGACAGCTCTACAAAGACAGAGGAGTATGCAGCTCTAAAATCTATATTTAACAATGACTGTCTTAGAAAGATATGCTTAGATTTAAAACTATTAGGAGAGGCATCATTTCAAGTTATCTACCAAAATAACAAAGTAGTAAAAGCAGAACACTTTCCAAGACAAACCCTAAGACCTGAGAAGATGATAGATGGTAAGATTAGAGCTTACTACTATTTTCCTGATTGGGCAAACATGAAAAAGTCAGACAAGCCTAAAAGAATTGCAGCTTTTGGTTTTGGGAATCAAACAGAACCAGAAATTAAAATAGTTAAGAGATATGTTTCAGGCTATGATTATATATGTCCTGTAGACTATGCAGGTTCTTTAGCTTATGCAGAGCTTGAAAGTGAAATATCAGATTATTTGATAAATGATGTTCAATGTGGTTTCTCTGGTACTAAGGTTGTAAACTTCAACAATGGAGTACCTGAAAGAGAAAAACAGTTACAGGTTAAAAATGATGTAATGAATAAGCTCACAGGGTCAATGGGAGAGAAGGTCATTGTAGCTTTTAACAATAATGCTGAGAGTAAAACTACTATTGATGATGTACCTTTAAATGATGCTCCTGCTCACTATGAGTATTTATCCTCTGAGGCAGCAAAGAAAATCATGGTAGGTCATAGAGTAACCTCACCTTTACTTTTAGGTATTAGAGATGACAACAATGGTCTTGGAAATAATGCAGATGAGATTAGAACAGCTTCTTTGCTGTTTCAAAACACTACTATTAGACCTTATCAGGACCTTATAGTGGACTGTATGGACTCTATTCTTGCAGTTAATGATATTAGTCTAAAATTATATTTTGTAACCTTACAGCCTCTTGAATTTATTGATACAGAAAATGCAGTAACTAAAGAAGCTAAGGAAGAAGAAACAGGAGTT